GTTCTGTGAGCAGGACAACTGACATTACAACCCTTCAACGAAGGCTTTTGTCTTTGCCAATAGTGCTGCTTTGATACCTGCTACTTCTTCCTGTAACGCCTCTGTTGCCGCCTGCGCCGTTGCCAAACTTTGAGCTTGTGCGTTAGCCGCAGCAGTTGCTGCTTTGGCTTCTGACTCTGCCCGCTTAACATCGGCCAATGAAATTTCGGCTTGCGACAACACCGCAGTAGATTGGTCTTTCTGAGCTTTAGCTTGTGCTACCAGCGTATCGGCTTGACCTTGTGCGTCTGCAAGAATGGCCGCAGCATCTGCATGAGCGCCGCCAACAATACTGTCAGCTTCTACTTTTGCATCTGCTACAGCTTGCGCTGCTGCTGCGCGGTCTGCATCTGCCTGTGTCCGAATAGCCACAATCTCAGAGGCGGGGCCAACCAACTCCACATACTTTTTGTTTTCAGCAGTGGCTTCGGTCAGCGCCTTGAGCTTATCAGCATAAACAGTCGGGTCAGCAAGCAGCGTAGACAGCAGGTCAAGCGTTGAGTTAGAACCGTCAATACTGTTAGCAATCATGCTAATCCACCTCCACCACCTTGGATGATGGTCAATCTTGCAGTGCCAGAAGACGATGGGGATGCGGGGGAAATAATCCTAATCCCCCGAACTGGATACGAGATGTTGGAATCTTTCGTAGTTGTCTGCGTCCCCAACGTGGGGTGATCAGTCCAATTGCCACTAGCAGGAGCGTATCCCGCAGCAAACACATCGTCAAACGTGTATTGCACCGTATATGTAATAGACCCCGTGACCACTACACTCAGGGCAATGTTTGCCGGAGAAATGTAGTAGTCAATGGGGCACACCTGCGATGCAACCTGCGTACCAGCCCCGCCGGTAATCGTGTAAACAATCGGGCGCATATCAGCCCCTTAGTTTTGCGTGCTAGTTGGGTACATTACGCCGTCAGAACCTTTAACGATGTACTGCACAGTGATTTGTGCTGCTCCGCCACTAGCCGTACCTGCACAAGCGTAGATAACCTGAAGCACCAGATCGGTAGAACCGACGTTCAGGATCGTAGCCATGTTGGTGCCCGACAACGTGGTCGTTGCGCGACCAGTAGCCAAAGAAGTCGTAGTAGCACTACCAACCGTAGCTAGCGCGGTGCCGCCAGCCGTTTGAATCGTGATCGTATTACCCGTGGTTCCAGAGAACGCCGTGGTGATATCACAGAAGATGTTGGTGATCTGCGCACCAGCCGGGATTACCGCAATTGTGGTAGCCGTCGTGGTGCTAACCGTCATGGTTCCAGTCTGGCAAACTTGCGTAGCGCCCATGTTCTGGATCGTGCCAGCGGTCGTGCCGGTGGTGTACTTGTTAGTGCCAAGCAGCCAAGGGCCAAGGTGGGAAGCGAAACCCATAATATATCCTCAAATCAAAACTTGCTGTCTCTTGAGGGAAGTCTGCCTAGTCAGTCAGCAAGTCGGGTGGTCTAGGTATGTGCATTTATATCACGTTGGTTTGTGGAATGCAAGCGGCTTTAAGACTTAGTAACAGGTAACAAAACGCGATGTGTTACGACACAGGTAATGTTAAACAAAAAAGAAAAAGGCCCCTTGCGGGGCCTTCCAATCGAGCTAAGTGCTTGATTTATCAGCTAGAACCGGGCGAACCGTAGACTCCGAGCGGGTCAGAAAATCCGAACGAATACCGCTCACGTGCCTTGTAACGTACGTTACCGGTATCGAAATCACCGTCCATTGAGTTCGTCAATGGCGTACGCTCAAAGTGCTTCAGGCCGTTTGGAACATCGGTAGTCAAATACCAGCCGTTCGTGTCGGTCAAGAAGTGGTTAACGGTGTAACCCTCGGGGATTGCGCCGTTGTTCTTCAGAGCGTTGATGTCGTTGTCGGTTGTGCCAACACGCAGGCTGGTTTCCAACAGACGGGTAGCAACGAACATCAGTGATGGAGGAATGATCAGCTTACGTGGCTTTGCTGCGATTAGCAGGCCGCGCTCGTCCGTCCATGCAGCGATTTGAATGACCGCGTTTTCCAACGAAGTTTCATTCAAGTCCGCAGCCGTGGAAGGCGTGTTGCTGTTCGTGCCACCAGAGACTAGCGGGTGTGCTGTGTTAAACAACGAAACTCCATCACCGCCGGGGTAGGCGCTGTTAAAGCCGTTATTAATAACCGCAGCAGCTTTGACCTGCTTGGTGTACGCCATTGCACGAGCCAGACCCTTGGTGTAACGAGCAGACAGGCTGTCGTACAGGTTGTCCTCAATCGCCTCTTCGGTGATCGAGAAACCAAGAGCAATGGTTTCGTGGGTGTAGCGAGCGGTAAAGGCTTCCTGCGCATTGTCATACGCAATTGATTGGCCTTCGTTTTTGACTGGAGCAGCGGAGAAACCAGACAGCTTGGTTTCTTCTTCAAAGCTACGTTCCGATTTCTCGGTCTCGTAGAGTTCTTTGTGCTCTTCGCCATAACGGGCGTACTCCAAACCAAACAGAGCGTTAAGCCCCGGCAGGAGTTCTTTTAGTAGTTGGGCGCGTGAAATAGCCATTATTTACTCCTTAGACACCAGTGGTGTTGTTCATGGAATGGAAGTTTCCGTTCCACGTTACCAAGACTTCCGGGAACCCAATAAACGTGCAACTTGTACCCGAAGCAACAGTGATAGCACTGCTGACCGTGAGTGTTGTACCGTTTACGTTGGTAACCGTGATGTAGTTACCTTGGGCAGCACCAGTACCTGCGGCGACAACCTGCATACCTGCAAGAATTGACGAGTTAGAAGCCGCCAGAGTCAGCGTGGTGGACGAACCAGAGGTTGATGCAGTAGCGGTAACCACTACAGCAGTCTCTTGAACAACCCCAACAACACGCCACGGAGCAGCGGTGGTAACACGTGTGTTACCCGTACCGTTGGAAACCACACCACCAGTCAGCGCCAATGCCGAATTGCCCGTGGTCGTCGAGCCACCGTTACCCGTCAGGGTGTACATATTAGTACCAACAAACGCAGGGTTAACATAACCAATGGTCGTGTTAGCTGTGTTTGCCAACGAAGTTCCCTGACCCGTTACAGCGGCTTTAAACACCGTGCGAGGATCATCAACAACGTAAGCAAGTGCGTTGTTAGAAACCGTGCTTGCAGGCCAGTACTGGCTCTGAACGGTCTGCGACAGGCTATTTACGTACTGGCAACCCAGAAACACACCAATCGTTCCAGCAATTGCTGACGTAGGGCTTGATGCGGCGCTGTAGTTGTCAATAACAATAGTGCCATTGGAAAGCTTAACGGTGTCGCCGTTGAACAAGCTGGTTGAATATCCAGTGGCAATTGGATACATACGGGTGGAACCCGCGTACACCAACCCACCGAACTCGTTTACGGGTTTTAACCCGTAGGGAGAACTAATAACAGGATAAGCCATTTAAAACTCCATTATTTAATACCGGAACCAAATCCGCCGCGACTGACCGTTGACTTACGATCTGCAAACAGCGGCATACGGGGGTCATTGTTGCGCATGAAGTTGTTATCTACAGACTCCATTTGTTTTTGCGCCTGATCGTTGTAGTACTCCGACATGGCTTCCGCTTTTTCGTGCGAGATTTTGCAGAGCAAAAGCCCACCGATTTCCACATTGCCGTCGTTGTTACCTTCAACCATTAGCTCAGGATGATCTTTTGCCTTGACCGGAACCCAACCCATCCTAAATTTGCCCGACACGTTAGTTGGAGAAGCCTGCCCCAATACATGCGTTGCAACCCACCGGAAAGCATAGCCCGCTTCAGGGGTAGGATCTGGCAGAGAACTCGGCGGCACATAGACGCTCCGAGCAGTTTTTTCGCGCGACGCTAAATCGCGGGGGGTACGAGTGTTAGTTTCAGCCATTTGCATTCTCCAATTTAACCAGTTGATCAGCATATTGTTTCGGTGTTAGGCCAAACTTCTTGGCCAACGCAACCTGCGTTGTAGTTAGTTTGACTTGGCGGGTGCCTGACGAGCGTGTCGCAGGCGCAACAACTGCCGACTGTCTTTTGGAGGTCGACCCCCCAAATATTTCAGGGAAGGTCTTATGCAGGCGTGAATCTATCGCCTGAAAGTATTCATCGCTTCGCGGGTCGGTGCCCGAAGTCACTAGTTTTTGATGCAGCCCTAGTGCGTAGCTGGTAACTTCCTCGTACCCCTGTGCGCCGAACCACTGGTTTTTTGCCTGCCAGCGCAGTGTTTTTTCATCCGGTTGCACCGCTGGGGGAGCGGACATTTGCCTTTGTACAGCATCTGAAGTTGTTTGTAAAGGGATAGGTCTAAAGTTTTTGATCGACTCCAGTTTTAGTTTGGCTTCGGTCAGTGCTTCTTGGGCAGCAATAATAGCGTCTGTGTCAAAAGCTTCTTGCGCTTCTTTGTATTGGCGGCGTACAGCAACCAGTTCTGCTTCAGCCGCAACTTTGGCAGTCTCGGCATACTGAACAGTTCCGTTATCCACGTACTGTTTGAGCTGTTGGTTTTCAGACAACAACTGTTGCGCAAAGCGCTCAAGCTCTTGCTTCTCCCGCAAGGTGGCTTCTTTGGCACGGCGCTCGTCATGGCGTGCGTGCGTTAATTCTTTGATGCGCCCCTTAACTTTGTCTGAGTAGGACTCGATCTCATCGTCAGTCGGGTCTTCTACTTCTCGGTCCAGCGGCTTGCGCCCCCGGTCTTGTTCGGGCGTATCGTCAACGATTTCAACTTCGATGTCTTCGTCGTTTGGTTTAATGGCTTGTACGCCATTAACTTCATCAGGGAACTTAAACTCATCCATGTGTTTTCTCCTTAAGCGCGGCTAATGCCACGGGGGTCTTCAACAACAGCTTCAACTTGATCGTCATTGATCAACCGAAATTCTCTGTCAAAGAGTTTCAATCGCGTACCGGAATAGGTACGCACCAAAACAAAATCACCCTCTTTACACCAAGCACCAGAAGCAAACTTTGCTTTGTCCTTGTATGCGTCAGGGCCTAGCTTCACTACAAAAAGCACCGTTGTTGCATGCTCTTCCTGCCGAATAAACGCATCGGGCTTAACAATCTCTGTGCCCTCAAACGTATTGTCCATCTCAGGAATAGTGCAAAGAATCTTCCATCCGGTTGGATCTGGGACTGTCTTTGCTTTTTGCTCAGGCGTAAGTTCTTCAGTCATTGGCTTCGTCCACTTTTTTAGCAAGGTCGATGATGTAACGCTCTGCGATGGCTAGACC